ACCATGCCGAGCCATCCCATGTCAACTCGTTTTTTGTATCTGTCTCGTAGACATGTTGACCAGTCCAAGGAGAGGATGGACGAGTAGATGAAGTTGCTTGATATGGCGACATTGTGCCACCACCCAGTTCAACCCATGCCGAGTTGTAGTAAATATATGTAGCGCCAGTATTTGTATCAAACCAAAGGTCTCCAGCAGATGGAGAAGATGGCGCAGTTGCAGAGCTTGTTAATGGAGCGCCTACTCCAGTTGGCCCTGTAGGGCCTGTTGGTCCTGTGGGACCTGTGGCTCCAGTGGGACCTGTAGGACCTGGTGGCCCTCCTGATGGACCAGTTGGTCCTGGAGGGCCTGCGGGGCCAGTAGGGCCAGGAACTGTTGAGTCTGCACCTGGGGGACCAGAAGGGCCTGTTGGACCTGTGGGACCCGTAGGGCCAGTATCTCCAGTTAAACCAGTAGGGCCTGTGGGGCCAGGAGCGCCAGTATCTCCAGTTAAACCAGTAGGGCCTGTGGGGCCAGGACCTCCTGTTGGTCCTGTAGGGCCTGTAGAACCAGTGGGACCTGTAGGGCCAGTAGGACCTGTAGGCCCTACTTCTAGGCCTGCTACAGCTATATATACTGAAACTCTTACAGAGTTAGAGGATGGGGGGCTATCAAAATAAACGGTGACATTATTTCCGTTAGTGGCTTCCCATGATGTAAGTATCAGTCCATATGGAGAAGATGCTTCTCTTATTGTTACGCTAACATCTCTACTTCCAAAATTATGATTTATAACATAAGAAGTATTTGTGCCATCTCCTATAGTTTGATTATATACGGTTCCAGCTAAATTAACTGCGCTAGTAAATTCTACAATAGAATTAGAATTATTTTTATAATATAATTTTCCGTCGGCATAGTTAATCGCTAACTCGCCATGCTCAAGACTATTTGGTATATTGGATGATGTGCCGCTATTTTTTATTTTTATAGTATTAGCCATTAGTCACTCCATATTAACTAAGTTATTATAACATAAATTAATTAGAATGTGCCACCATCAATAGTGTAACTGTCAACTCCAAGTGTAGTTCTTGCTGTTGCTGCGTCTGCGTCATCCAATACGGTTCTCATAAAAGAACTTAATGTTGTCACTGCAGCAGTTCCTGATCCAGTAAAATATGGAAGCTTATCTGATGCAGATGTTAAACCGGCTATTGCTGCAAGATTTGCACTATAGGCTTGAACATCAGTATTAATTGCTAAACCTAAATTGGTTCTTGCATCAGGAGCTGATGTTGCTCCAGTTCCACCTTTAGCTACAGATATTGCAGTAGCATTCCATGTTCCTGTTGCGATTGTTCCAACAGTCGTAATTGAGCTCTGTCCTGCGTAGGTGGAGGCAATGGTGATTGAGTCAGTATCTACTGTAATCTTGTCTGTTGTTCCACCAACTGCTAAGACTCCAGAAGATATTGTCAGGCCAGCTCCTGCTACAGAAGACTTCAATTGAAGTGCATCTGTATCGATTTCGATTCCACCATTAGTTGCAACATTTACATTAAATTCAGTTCCATTAATTGAAAGGCCTGAACCTGCGCTATATAAACCTGCTCCAGAGAATTGACTCCAGACTTGACCACTAAAGTCGGTAAGGTTATCTGCTGTTTGTACCCATCCAGTATTGGCATAAGTGGTCCCCTGCTGAACGAATACCGCCAATCCACGAAGCTCAGTATAAACATCTACGTCTGAAGATCTAGTTAAAGTATAAGATCCGCCAGTTATTGCAACGTCATATATACCTTTTTGACTAGCAGTTGTTTGTCCTGTTAAAAGAACTCTTTCGCCATCATTAAGGGTATGGCCATCAATTTCTAATGGAGTTGACCCCGTTAATGCAACGTTTGAACTACCCAATACATGAACTGCTTGCTTCCAAGACAGTCCTGTAACTCTATTATCTACGTAATATTTTGTAGCAGCGTCTGTATCCAAGGTTGGTTCTGCAACACCAGTAATTCTAGAAGAAGCTACGTCTACTGTTCCAGTACCATTTGGGCTCAGCGTTATATTACCATTGGTGTCTGTTGAAGTAATTGAATTTCCGTTAAAGTTAAGATTATCAACTGTAAGCTCTGTGATTCCAGCTACCGAAGTAGTTGTTGAACCAAGAGTTAAAGTGCTTGAGCCAAGAGTAATTGTAGAGTTTACGAGCTCTGCGTTTGACACTCCTCCGTCTTTAATCGTAACTGCTCCAGATGCTACAGCAAAATTATCCGAACTAAAAGATGCTATTCCTTTATTTGAAGTAGTTGCATCTTCTCCGGAAATTGTAATTGTATTATTAGAAACTACGGTATCAATTCCCTCGCCACCGCTAAATTGTAAGGTGTCAGTTCCAAGAGCAACAGCGTCTGCGGTTCCAGTATCTGCACCCACTGTTAGAGTTGTAGAGATAGACTGTGTGGTTACCGCAGTAACTAAACCTTTTCCATTTACCGTAATCACAGGTATGGCGGTGGATGAGCCAAATGCTCCAGTATTTGAGTTCACAGTGTCAAGGGTTACCTCTATACTTGTGCTGCCAAGGTTGGTCATTGTGGCGCTACCGTCAACGTCACCAGTAATTGTTATGGTTGGATCATTAACATTAAAATCTAACTTGCCGCTATCATCATCATATGTTACAGAAATTCCTGACTCTGTATTTGAAGAAACCATTGCTCCAACGATGTCTTGAATTCTTTCTGCATTTAAAGTAACGTTACCAGTTGTAACAGAAAAGTCAGTTGAGTCAAAGGATGCAAGTCCTGTTTGACTTGTGCTTGCAACTCTTATGTTGGTATTGCTGGCTGCGGTTAATCTTCCTTTTGCGTCAACAGTAAATCCTGCGACAGCGGTAGATGACCCATATGAACCAGCGGTAACAGTTGTGTCGGTTAAAGAAAGGTCAATTGCACCGTCGCCTGCGTCATCGTAAGATGCTGAAATTCCGGTATGAGAACCGTTAGTTGCTATTTGTGCTCCAACTATATCTTGTACTTGCTCAGCACTAACGGTAGCAGTAGACACTGCTGAATCAACGTAAGCGGTTGTAGCTACTTTTGTGCTATTGTCACTTGCAGACTGTGTTGTGGCAGTTGCGGACGATCCTAATGCAATAGTGCCTGAAAATGTTTTATTGCCACTTATGGTTTGAGTAGTGCCCTTGGTAACATATGCTCCAGCTCCTGCAATTGCTTCAACTGTAGTCGCAGTGCCACCAGCTCCACCAGTACCCTTGCCGTAATAAAGGGTATCATCAGCCTCGTTATAAGCTAACTCTGCGTTTTCTAACGATGAAGGAGCTCCTGTTGCGCCTCCAGATGACCTTCTTTTAATTCTTATTGTATTAGCCATTTTTAAAAGTTTCCTCCATCGGTAAGATTGCTCTCAGAGTAATTTACCCATTGAGAGCCGTTGTAGCGTAATATGTTTCCACTGGCAGCTGAAGTTATAGTAACATCAGTAAGACCATTTAAAACTGATTGTGTTGATATACTTGTTTCTGTGGCGATAATTCTATCTTTTACAGTTAGATGAGATCCAGCTGGATTAACGCCAAGCACTGTCTGTATGGCTTCAATTGCGTCATTAGCATTTGCGTGCTGTAAATGGTGCGGAACTGTAACAGAGTTTAGCCTGTCAGAAGTTGTTGGATTAACTAGATTATCTAAAGATGTTGGATAATTTGTTGCCATGATATTCCTTATAAAGATATAATTTTTGTGGAATCGTTATTCCACACTATAGTAACATCGGCAGATGTATTTACTGTAGAAAATGGTAGACCTGTTGATGTATCTAGATATGCTATCAATCTAGAAGTTGAATCAGATCCACTATCCACATATAGTGCTAAAGAGTTAAAAGAATTTCCAGAATAATTTAATATATTTAAATCGTCTGCGTCAAAAACTCCCAAAGTTACACTTTTATTATTTAAAGCTGAACTTCTTTCTTCAATACACAGAGCATTAATATCTGATACAAACTGATGTGTTTCTGCATTTGGAGTATATGAATTATTTAAAATTAATACTTTTTATCCTGACTCATAATATAAAGAGTCTTCTTCATTGTAAAGTGGTGTTGCATCATCAGAAGGAAAGTCCACATACACTTCTGGCTTCCAAGAATGCATAGAAACATTTGCCGAAACATTTTCCCATCTTGATGGTGATCTCTGTATCTTTTTTCTTTGAGCTTTAAAATAAAAATTGTTTAAAAAGTTAGATGCTGGACGAGAGCTAAATGTTATCGTCACTCTTCCATTATTGTATCCATTATCTAAATAAAAATCGCCATTAGATGGATCAACTGAAGCTATATAAAAATTAGGATTTTTTGCTATTATCTGAACAGAGGTGTAAGCATCTGTTCTAATTGAATGATCTTCAATATAAACTTCTTGAATTTCTGGAACTTTAATTGAAGAAAAACTAGAAGGTGTTGCAGCTTCTGTTGTTTCAAAGATTACCTGTTCTTCAGATATTAGCTCGTTTGCAGCGTCTAGGAAATTTACTAGTCTTATTTTATATTCTGTTTGACTCTGCAAAACAGTATCCCAGTATAAAGTTAATGTTCTTGATACCTGGTTATAATCTGTTATGGTATTAATTGTTAAAAATGGGCCAGTTACCGAACTTGGAGTAGCTGCATTGGTCTGTACAATAAAATTTTCATTTTTTAACGAAGAGATTTTTATTGTTCTCCCGAATTTAATAATTGCAGTATTTAAAGTCACTTCTGCGTGTTCGATTAAATTAAGCGCCACATTATTCTCCTAAATCATTTATAAATACTAGTAACAAAAAAAGCTTGGATAATAAACAAAGGGAGTGGCTTTTACACCACTCCCTTTGCCCCGGGTATCGTAACTATAACACCCTAAGGTATTGTTAGCTCAAAGCTACGTCGTTTGTAACCTGAACCTCGTAGTTGCGTGCTAGTCTAACACCCTTAGCAACGGTAATACCTTCACCGTCACCAAGCATTACGATGTCGTAGCGCTCTTTCATCTTCATTGAGCGAATGTCACGGCTTGGATCATCGAACTGATCTGTGCTCATGTCATCCTTAACAAGAAGGGTACCAACTTCGTTGCGGTCGATCAAGAATAGATCTGACTTAGCAGCGGTTGCACCACTCTTTGCAGTGAAGCTTACGAAAGGTGAAACGATTACGTTAAGGCCCATGGGAGCAGTTGCGTTAAGCGCTGCTTCCTTGGACTGAGGACGATAGCCCCAGCTAGTGTTGACTGCAGCTGCTGAACCGCCTGTGTGGAAGATCGCATCCTTAAGGAATACGGACCACATAAGTGGGTGCAGAATAAAGTCGGTTGGAATGTGATTCTCTGCCATTAGAACAGCAGCCATATCAATGATGTCGTCCCATGTAACGGTCTTGTTATAGGCACCGTCGATGTCACGACCAGTTGTATCATCGTATGAACCGCTATCGTTGTCAAAGACGATTGTTGCAGCGTCCTTGAAACGGCTTAGAGCGATCTGTTCCTTAAGGCGAGCCATTGCACGCCCTGCAGCTCTTACGTGAAGCCCAACGATATCCCAAAGTGAGTCTGCAATGACTTCTTCGGTAAATGCTAGCTTAACGCCCTTCTTCGAGACTTTGCCCTCGATTTGCTTTGCAAAAGCGAGTGCTTGCTCTGGATACTCTTGTCCTTCGGGAATCTCTGCTGCTTGGATAGCGTTTACTGCAGGGAACTCCAAAGAGCGTCCCTTTCCGAGGCGAACTGTTGAAAGAAGCGGTGTTACCAACAATTGTGGCTCTGCTGCTTCCTTAAGAGTACGAGAGATAATCTTGGGGAAGAGAATTGCTGCATCTGGCGATGCAAACGCTTCCTTAATAGTTACTCTGTTGTCTTCGTCAATGTGTCCATCCTCGGCCAGCGCGGCTTCCCAAGCTGGGAGACCCGAGAGGAGCTCTTGGATTGTCTTACTCATCTTAGGATTATTCCTCCTGTGTTATTGTTTATATTGTGAGATTAACGCGGAACGCGCCAATTACGTTGTGGACATCCAGGTTGCTACGGATACCAAGCTTACCAGAATATGTTCCAGCTCTTGTAAGCTCGAACACAGTCTTAAGTGCACCTGGATCTGAAGGAAGCTGCATGTAGGAAAGAAGACCATCATCGAAGTTGGTTGCAAACTTTTCTACTTCTATAACCTTACCAACCTGGAGGTAAGAATATACTGCAGAGCTATTGTATAGATCTGCTGCAGCTGCCTTTACTGGACGTCCCATGTGATCGGAACGAACGATATCACCTACTGCTAAATCTGAGTTAATGGTCTGAACCATTGGGTACTCAATGTAGCCGTGTGTGATAAATCCTGCACCTTGTGAGGTGCCTTTGTCGAATGGGCGGTACAGATCATACTGTGCTACGCCAATTGGAACTGATCTTGCTGGAACAACGACAGTGTCGGTTGCGCCGGAGCTGTAGCTTGGGGTTGCACCATCAAGTGGGTCCCAGCTTGTTGGCATGTTGTCACCCCAGGTAACTGCAGATGAGGTACCATTAGCTGGTGCTACTTCTGCGTCGCCAGTGGTTCCATTAGCTACAACTGAAAGAATTGTTCCTTTAGGAATGACGATCTCAAAGCGATCATCTTCACTATCTAGATACCAGGTTGGAAGACCAGCGGCTGGATGGAGGTATGCGGCTGGGGCAATGCCCTCTGAAACCACAAGACGACCAGAACCAGTTTTAGTTCCTACCTTACGAAATTTTGCTAAGCTCATTTGTTTTTCTCCTTAAGCAAAGTATTGGTTTAAAGTTTACGGCGACCCATAAGAGCGTCTACAAATATTTGTTCGACACTTGGGGCTTTTTCTTCTTGTTCTTCCTTGACTTCACCATCAACAGTAAGAACATTGTTCTCACCCTCTACGGCTTCAATCTCAGAATTCATTTCTGGCATTGATCCCTTTGCAGCTTTAACTGCAGGCATCTTTGCCAAGTCTCTTAAAGAATCAGCTAATGAAGATGCTGTTCTAGTTGAGTGATCCTCAATTAGACCTTCTCTTGCTTCAGCGCTCTCTACTCCTGCAGAAATTTTTGCATCAACAACTCTTTCTACGAGAGTTCTATGTAGAGCGTTCTTAAGTTTCGCATTTTCTTCCTCAAGCAGCTTTACTTTTTGTAGTAAGGTAGTCTCATCGGTCTCAGCGACTTCTTCTTTATTGTCGTTGAGTGAATCCTCTTTTTGCTCCTCTTCGGAAACAGTCTGAGTTTCCTCAGACTTCTCTTCTGACTTTTCAGCTTTTTCGGAATCAACAGCTTCTTCAGCTTGTACATCCGCCTTATCTGAATTGTCTTCTGAGACCTTTTCTTCAGCTTCTGGCTTTTCTTCAGCGTCTTCTGCTGGAGCTTCTTCTGAACCTTCTGGATCAGAAACTTGCTCTTCAGCTTTTGGTTGCTCTTTCTCTTCGCCAGACTCTGATGCAATTGAAGACAAATCGCTACTGAGCTCTTCGGCTACAGCAAGGATGTCTTCTTGTGTTTCAACATTGTCCATTGTTTTAATCTCCTGAGAATCAGTACTGATTTTTTCATCTCCATCAGATAGTAATGAGTTATTGCTATTATTATAATTTTCGCTTTCATGCACTGAAAGCGCAGTTAAGAAAGACCCTTTAAGATGGAGATATAAAGGTTTTGATTCTTTCTTTTTAAGAGAAGTAAGAACTGATTGATTTTCCTCAATTGATACTATATCTTCCTCATTCATATGAAGAACAAACGCAGAACTCTTAGCCACCCATTGGCCATCTGTTGTAGCGACGTCAGCAGAATCAGGACCCTTGACTGATCTAACGCTTGACTTTGAGTCTGCTGGCTGATTAACAAAAGAATATTCTTTAAAAGAAATATCTTGCATATCGACATATGCTAGTTTACCTTTATAGACTTGACCTCTTCTGTACTTTGAAATAGGTGGTCTTCCAGCTTCAGTTTCTTTAGCGAGGTCTGTTCCACTAATTGAACAAACGGCCTTATTAGCTCTTCCGCCAACTGATCCAGTTAAGTATCTTTTATCTAAGACTTTTTGCACAGCAACTGGATCTGTAATTGCAATCTGCAATCTTACATAAGATGAGCCATCTTGCTCTTTGTCCATTTTTGCTGCCATAACTCTACCAATTGGTTCAGAGTTTAAGTCATGATTTAAAATGATTGGCTTTGGATATGGCTCAACCCAAGACTGGAGAGCCTTTTCTAACTCAATAGCTGAGTAGTTATTATAGTTTCCGTGTCAAGCCCTCATGAATTGCGGCGACTTCTATAATTAAGCCTTGATTTAAATTGTTTGCTTCCTCAAAAGAAAAATCTGATTGAGAGAAGTCAGGTAGCTTTATTGTAAAGTTTTCAACAAAGTCAAAAGCCATGTTTACTCCATTTTTATTAGATCAAAATATATAGTAATTTAGTTTTATAACATTAAACAATTTTATATAAAGATATCACGTTTTTATATACTTTTCAAAAAGAACAGATTCTCTTTGATCGCCTTCCTTTAAGAAGTTAGGAAGAAGCTCTTGATGCATTAGGTGTGGAGCATAAAGGTATGCTGCACTGTACAGATCTAGGCCTTTTCTTTTTGCGTCTAGGCACCAGCCCAAATCTTCTCCTTGAGAATGAAATTCATAATTAATATTTTCGTAAGTTTTCTTTGACATCATTTTTGCTGCCATTATTATATCTGTTTTAAAATAACTTCCAATTGGATATGACTCTTCTCGATATGCTTTGTCTGATCCGTCATTTTTCCAAGTCATTACACTTGGAAAGTTTGTATCAAACGGAGTCATAAACATCAGTGGACTAACTGCATCTGCACCATCATCAATATGAGCCATGAGTAGCTCTATTGTAGAAGGGTGCTTTATTATTATATCAGAGTCTAAACTAAAATAATAATCAGGTTTTATTTCTCTTACTTTTTCTAAAAGAGAGTTTCTAAGATTTACCATATTATGATACTTAGACATTGTCCATTGTCTGGAATTAGCAGAATGCTCAAAGTGAGGAATGTCTTCTCTTATAACAATCTCATAGTGAGGAATCTCTGGATGTACGCTAGCAAACTTTTTTAAGAATGCAATTGTTTCTTCGTCATCTGGAGATGTTTCAAAAACAAAACCTATGTCTGACAAAGATATTGACTGTCTTTCAATTGCTGATGCCCATAAGGGGAATATCCAACTTCTTTTATAAATTGGACAACCAATTAATATTTTCATCATACTTCTTGCGTATCAGCTGGTTCTGTCTTTGTAGACTTTTTTGCAGCGGGTTCAGCCTTTTCTTTTGGCTGCTCTTGCTCTTTTTGCTTAGGTTCTTCTTTTGCTACTTCAGTAGGTGTTTGCTCAACTTCTACTACTTCATCGTCATCTTCAGTGAGGGCTTCAAATATATCGGAAAACGCATCAACAATATCAACGAGAATTTGAAGAGCTAATCTTACTTGACCATTTTCTACGGCTTCTTTAAATCCTTCAACTGCATTCTCTTCTCTAAGATACTGTTTAGAGATTTCTGACTCAATAATAAAACTCATTTTATTTCCTTATTTTTCTGTTTCAACATCTACTGGATATATATTATACTCGTCTTCTAGCAAACTTTCAACAAGACCAAGCCAGGCATTGTCGGATCTTTTTATATTTGGCGAAGTATTTCTTCCTTGTTGATTTTGTGGCCTAACAGAGTTGCCTGGCCCTCTTCTTTTTGAAGGGAGGTTTCTTTGACCTTTGTTAGCAGGCTCTTGTTTGTCTGCATCTTTAACGACGTCTGTTTGCGCATCTTGCGCAGCTTGTGATTGAGCCATTGCCATATCCATTTGAACTTTAGCCTGTTTGGCCTGAAACATATCATCTTCTTCTGCTTCTGGATCAACACCTAAGGCTATTCTTGCTTCTGTTAAGCCAATTAAATTGCTAACATACTTTTGTATAATATGAGTTTCTTTTTTGACTTGAGTGTCAACATCGATTTCATTAAACTTAAAGTAGCATCTATCAGATGTATCGCTTCCAAGAGGATTTGTAATTGGATCAAATCCGCCTTCAAATAATAGCTCATTAAATATATGAACCCTTATCATTTCCGCAAACTGCTTTTGGAACTGCTTTATCTTGTCATATAAAGCGGTATCTAGTCTTTCAGTCATCGCTCTATTTCCACCATTTAAGGTCATACCTAAATGATGAGGAGCAACGCCGAGTCCAATAGCAACTCTTTCTTTAAAGTGATCTAAGTATGCACTTGCATCTAGTGCCGCATTATTTGCACCAATAACATCTACGTCGTGCCTAAATGGCAGAATTAATCCACCTTCTGCTCTAAGGTTTTCTATCTCAGAGGCTGCTTGATCAATTTCTTCTGGCTCTGCTGGCTGATCGGCAGTTCCAATTCTGTACTTATAAAGAGGAAATAGTTCTCTGTGAACAAGATTTTGTATGTCTTCTTCCATTTGCCTTAAAGCAACAACGTCATCCAAAACGTTTGACATAAATGGAGTTCCAAATGCTCGTCCTGGTTTTCTGTCAAAGAAAAGATGTATAACTCTTTCTGCTGACCAAACTGGATCTCTATCTGTTGGTGCGTAAGTTAAAGGATCTGTTTGTTGCTGATAAGACTTAGGTCTATTGTATCTATCGCGCAAAATTCTAGTTTGTTCTGTTGGAATTAAATAATACCCAACAACAGGCTGACTGGCATTAACGGGTTCTATCTTAGAAGGAAAGTATTCTGATAAATCTCCTCTTCCTTTTACAATAAAAACGTTTGCGAACTTAAAAAGCTGATCAGATAAATCAATAAGAAAATCAAGAAAAGGCCTTTTCATAGCCATTTCCATATAGTCAATTCTTTGATACAAGTATTCAACAGCTGCTGGATTTTCTCCAACTATCTGCCAACCTTCTTTCCAAAAAAGATCTTTGTACTTTCCTACTGCTTGTCTAACATAAGAGTCGGTATCAACGGCTTGAAGAATGCGGTCAAAGTCATATGGCGACGGCTCAAAATTGCTTCTACCTGTATAAAAATAATTTGTCCCCTGATATCCTAGGGCTAAGGCAGCAACCTTCATCGTCTTAGCTAAGCCACTAATTTGTGTAGCATCTAGCTGCGCTGATGCAAAGTCGAACTCTTGACTAGATGACTGTTGAAAAGGTAAATACTGACGTATGGGCATTGGGGCACTCCAGAGGTTTAGTTTGTTGCTCTATAGTACGGTTTTTTATTTAATATATTCAGCTTTTAAGGCCAGTTGCTTCAAACGTCTTAGTGAGAATAATATTTTTAACCGCTTCAAGCCAAAAAATTGTTTCTGGCTCTGAAAAATCACTCTTATAGGCAAGGTTTGCTTCGCTAATGTTGATAGTGATTGTAAATTCTTTTGGTGCTTCTACTGCTGTTTCTTCTGACATTTTACTTTTCTTTCTTTGCTGTTTGTGGAACTGAAAAATCTTCTTTTTGTTCTGACGCCTGCTGTATTTGAGATACTAGTTGCTTGATTGTTGCCTCTTTAACAACTAGCTCTGTCATAAGCTGGCTAACTTTTTCTTGAAATGATTGAATAATTAGATTTACATCTAAATTAGACTCTTGCATTGTTTCTCCTAATATAGAAATTACTTGTAGAGTATATCAGCAATATTATTGTGCTGCAAGTTGCTCTTCTAAAGATTCAATTCTATTATTCAAATATTTAACAGC